TGCCTGCCTCAAAAGAGTTGCTGCAGATCGATTTGCCTTACCGAGTTTTTCTGCCCAAATCATATCCTCCAATCCAACCTCTTCGTGCCTGGCAATCTTATTACAGATTTCTTCCAGACGCAAACGATATTGAGTAGAGAGCATATCTAATCTCCGTATTGTGTTATTTATTGCTAATCATTGATTCCAAATCGTTAATTCTACTGAACTCCTCATATGCCTTTTCGGATCTTTCAGATAGAATGTCAGAAATGTCATCAATGATTACTTGATTATCAATATACTCATCTAAGTACTTATCTAACGCTTCCTTTAAATAGCGTTTGCGATGCCACTCAGGTGAGTATGGTTTATAGTGTGCCATTACAAAACAGATATATGCAGATGATTATAAGGTATATATCTTTAAATGTCAACGCTCAATATAACTCAGAGTATGATCCTGAGCATAAAGTTGTTGAATGATGATATCACAACCAATCTTAGGATTGCAATCTCCACAAGTATAAACATCGACTGCTGCTTTACCTTCCTCAGGCCATGTATGAATACTAATATGACTTTCTGATAGCAAGCATAGAACTGTGACTCCTTGTGGTTCAAACTTCTTAGAGATAGTCTGAATCACAGTTGCACCACTAGCAACAGCAGCATTTTCTAATAAGTCAATAAGACACTTTTCATCGTCCAGAAAAACGAAAGAACATCCGTAGAGATTTAAAAGATAATGCTTACCCATTTTCAGTGTTCCTCAAAAGATCACTGACGATTCTTTCTGTACCGTCTATCTTTTTTACACTATACAATGAGGAACGCATATACTTTTTAATTTTCTTATATTTCTTAAGAAGATTCTTTACTTCGTCCTTATTGATTGCTACTTCAATCTTTTCTTCAATAAATCCTTCACTCATCTTTTTTTCTTTTTCTCTGGTGATTTGTATCCCCACAATTTTGGGTTAACTCTTCCATATCCAAAATCAATCTTTTGAACTGCTCCTGGACCATACTTATCATAATAAAAATCAAAAAGATCAACTCTCTTTCTGCAGCGAGTTACATCCATAAAAGTTTCACCATTTACATTATACCAAATTAAGTAAGCATCATTTGGAAGCGATGAATCTTTTGCCTGAACCATAGTTGCTCTTTCAAATAGGATCTCACATCCATATTCGTGAGGCAGATGTCTTGTGTTTTCTCTTTTATAATCTGCCATTTTTTTCTCTGCAACTACACTCACGAACGATCACCCCACACGATATCTGGATATGCTTCTTTAACATTTTCAAATGTTACTTTATATTTATCAGTAAGTTTTTTATCTTTTGTAAGAATCAATACTTCTGCTTCTTTTGGATGAAGACCTCTTAAAAGATTAATAAACATCATCTCTCTACGAATATTATTGAGAGTATTATTACCACCTTTAATATAATGATAAAGATTCTGATATTCTCTTCTCAAAGAAGTTTTACCTCTACCATCTAAATCTTGTCCAGTTGCAGACTCTCCACCACTCAATTCTTTTTTAAGATTTTCCGATAATGTACCAGAATAAACTGTCTGCTCATTTGCATCAGCATATGGAACATCACCCTCAGGAATAAGTGAAATTACGGTATCATCAAAGTTCCAAATAAAAATACTTTTAATTGAATCGTGTTCGTATGTTTTAAGAACTTCTACCTTCTTAGCATTACTTCTTTGCTTTGATGCTAGTTCTAAAACTTCAAAAATAAATGGATTTGTTGGTAAACTGGTAATAGAAGGGACACTACTTGCCCTCTTTGAAGTGCTACTACTCGTCCTCTTCTTCGTCGTCGTATTCGTAGTCATAGAATAAAATTCGATTTGTGGTTTTTAATTTAGCACATTAAAAGAAATTAATCAAGGTGTTTTTTCCTTTTTTCTCTTTGTTTTTTATTTATTTCCTCTCTATTTTTCTCTCTATATTCTTTTGCATACTTCAATTTCTCCTCTCTTTTGTTCCAGTAATTTTTCCTAACTACTTCATTTGTTTTCTCTCGGTTTTTCTCTCTTCTTTTTCTTTCAAGTTCTCTTTCACGATCTCTATTTTTTTGTCTCCACTCTCTTTGCTTATTTTTGTATGCTTCTTCTCTTTCTTCAGTCGAATACTTTATTTTACCACCACCATCACCTCCCATAGTTAAGTTAATAAGCAGTCCACCATTTATTTTCAAACCATATACAGAAATCATATACTTTTCGTGAGTGTATGCTTCTTTTTCTAAGTCAAATTTTTTTAAAATTAAAATTCTATTTTTATTTTTTGGTCTAAAATCTTGTCCGTTTTTTCTTTTATGTGCAACATATGCTCTGTTTCCTTCTCCCTTACCAATATAATAAGGAGTTTTATCTTCACGCAAATAAGCGTAAGTGTAATACATTTCTACTCTGTTGTGATTCGCAACACTATTTATACAAGAAAAGGTGTACGAGACACCTTTTCCACCTGATAGATGCGAACCACACAGGCAGTTTTATTTAGTCATCTTCTTCTTCCTCATCATAATCGTATTCAAAATCATTTTCAAATCGAACCGCCAAGATTTCGTCTGGAATTATGTTTCCGTTTTGATCAAACATTTCTGGGTGTGTATATGAGGGATATGAGCTCTCATAGAAATGTTGCTTGGCCATCCATCCTATTACTCCACCAACAAAAAAGAACATCACTGAAACAAGGGTGCCGATGGTGAGTGTTACTGCTAACATTTTTCTTTCTCCGAGAGTTACTTTTTCCGAACGTCCAAATGAAATTCGAATTGCATGTGTATCTCTCGTCGAAAGAGAGAAATCATCTTACCAAACTTCATTTGGAATGTTTTTGGTTCTTCAGATTTCCTCCTCTTTTTTCTTAACAATAATTCCACACCCCGATTGATCTCGGGTTCAGAGTTATTTAGTTTCCTTTTTTCGTCTCCCTTTTCTTTTGTCATGATTATACTTCCATGCGTCTTCAAGGATGCCATACAAATAGTTTCTTATTTTTCGTGCTTCTGGTTTAGGGATATGACCATAAGCTTCACGAAGTTGTTTGTGCATCTCATCAGCACCACCTTCAAGATAGTCGTCAAGATCCATCACAACAGTACTGATGTTTGAAGCAGTTGAACTTTCGATAAACTCTTCAACTTCAAATTTTCGAACACCTTTTACTTTAAGGTAATCATAAAATTTCAGGACAAACTTTCCCTGAAATGCATAGTCAATTGCTTTTTCAACATCGTTATAAACTTCGTGAAAATTAGTTTCCATTAAACTAAGTTTTGCTCCTTAAGATATTGAACAGTATCTGTGCATCCTCCAATATGTTTTTCATTTACAATTACTTGAGGGAATGTAGACCCCTCTCCAAATTCTGCGTAAAATTCTTCTTTACTGAAATCAGTATTCAGTTTGTATATTACATGCTGTAGGTCTGCTAATTCTAGCACCTGTTGAACCTTTGTGCAATATGGGCAACCGTCTTTTGAATAAACTGTAAATTTCATGTGATTTATAAAACTGAAAGTTATTTAGCGTTAACTGGAATTCCTTGTCCCTCTGGCAACCATATTTGCTGTTGAAGATCCATTGGAGGTAGTTTTTCTTTTGCTGCGGGTAAACCTTGTTGTCCTGGAAGTTGTTTATCTGTGGTTGATGTGATTGTAATAACTTGATCCATGATAAACTTTTGTTTTCGATAATCTCTTTTATCTCTATCGAAAGCAACTAACATCAGAGCATCTTTTTCTTCACCACAGTGGGCAATTACTTTACCTGTGGTCTTATCAGTTACTACCCAATAATCATACATTCTTTTTCTTCTGACTTTTTGTATTATAGGACTCTTTTGCTGGTCTGTAAAGATTTGGCCAGGTGTCTCTTATAATCTCTGCGAGTTTATAAGGTGTTTCAGAAGTAATCATCAATATCTACTAGGGGTATAATCCACTCCTTCTAGGAGTTCTTCTAAGATTCTACCATACTCTTTAAATCTTTTATCACCAGCAATAAAACATCTTTGACGCATCCATACAGCATCTGCCAGAAGTTTAATCTGGTCTTCTGAAAGTGATAGGTTTTTCATAATTCTTTGATAACCTTTTTATGTAGTTACTTCACAAAATACATACGACGACGATACTGCTCACCAGGGCAGTTTTCTAGATGCTCAATCTCTTCATCAGGAAGGAAGTTGACACCGCCAAGAAGTTTAGCACCAATAAAGATTTCGGCAGATTTCTCACACATTAATGTAGCAGCAGCACAATCTTTTTGATAAGGTGATGCTGTAATGATGCCGTGATTCTCCAAAAGAATCAACTTCGGCAAGTATCCGTGTTGATCTACAAACTCACCAACATACTTCTCCACATTAGCAAGTAGTCGTGCTCCAGGAGGAGCATAAGGGACAAGACAAGATACAACACCATTTCTTACGATTTGGTCGGGAAACCATCTCTGACAGGCAAAATCATTTACGGCAGGTGAGCAAAGTATCTGAGTTGTCTTAGGTGGATGTGTATGAGCAATATAATTGATTTCGGGGAAGTGCTTCATAATCCAAGCGTGGAAAAGCACTTCAATACTTGGTTTCTTATGAGAGAGTTCTATCTGAGCACCATTTGTATTACATAAGGTCAAATCTTCTTCGGAGAGTGTATGAAGACTTGTACCACTTGCTTTGATTAGAAATGTATTCTCAGTCTGTCTTTCTGATACATTACCTTCACCACAAATAGTATAATCAGCAATTGCGTGTGCTAAGTCTAGAAGCATCGTTAAGTATTGTAAAAAATTATTTAGAAATTATACCAGATATTTGATTTAAGTTTTGTTTTGATTTCTACAAAATTCTCAGTAGTGATAATGGTCAGTAAGTGAGAGTAAGAACATAAAGAAACCGAATGCTATGAAGAATGTGAGGATTGGGAGCATTTTTCTATAAAAGAAATAACATCTTGAACTGGTAAAGTATCTAGGAAATGTTCAGTCATACCTCGACCCATACTCATTTCAGTTAGTGGTGATTTGTAATGCGAGAACTCTTTTAGAACCTTCTTTTCCAAGTTCCATATATCTATAGACTTTCCCGACCATTCACCTAAAAGTTCTACTGTTTCTTTTTTGCGGTATAACCAACCTTTATAAGACCTACCGACCTTATACTTACCATTATGGAGTTTTATGAAATAAAGTTTATCGGGTCTTTCTGGTTCTTTACAAACCCAACCAACTGATTGTGGATATGGTTTTCCTTTTCTTGGACTTTGCTGTGCCCCCTTAAGACCTTTATTCCAAGGAGTTTTACCTTTTTCTGATTCAGATTTTTTTCTCCTTGCCTCCTCACTATCCATAGGATGACTATAGAAGATTCTATTTCGTGTAGTAATATTATTTCTTTTTAAAACTTTTCTAACATATACTTTTCCACATCCCATTATTTCAGCAACTTCAATTATCTTTAATCCAGAGTTATAAAGTTCTATAATCTTGTCATTTGGATACTTTGCTTCTGCTTCTAACCTCCTTCTTTCATTATGTTCTTGTAGAGGATTTGAATTAGTCATTACAATAGCAGAGTATAAGATATATCTATTTATAAAAAAGAGACCCTTTGGGGTCTCTTCATTATACCATTATTTGGTCTTTATATCAACCAATTGAAGGTGCGGTCAAAGCAACTTCTGTAGTAGATGCAGTAGCAAGATCCAGAGGGAAGTTATGTGCGTTCCGTTCATGTTGAACTTCGATTCCTAAATTTGCTCCATTTAATACATCTGCCCAAGTTTTAATAACTCGGTTTTGACTATCAGTAATGCTCTGAACGAAGTTAAATCCGTTAAGATTATAACTCATAGTAGCAATACCCAGAGAAGTAAACCAAATTCCAACCACAGGAAGTGCTGCTAGGAAAAAGTGCAGTGAACGGGAATTATTGAATGATGCATATTGGAAGATTAGACGACCAAAGTACCCGTGAGCAGCAACAATATTATAGGTTTCCTCTTCTTGACCAAACTTGTATCCATAGTTTTGTGATTCAGATTCAGTCGTTTCACGAATGAGTGAAGAAGTAACCAAAGAACCGTGCATTGCTCCAGCAAATGCACCACCAAAAACACCTGCAACTCCCATCATATGAAAAGGATGCATAAGGATATTGTGTTCTGCCTGGAACACCAACATGAAGTTAAAAGTTCCAGAAATACCGAGAGGCATACCATCACTAAAACTTCCTTGACCAATAGGATAAAGAAGAAATACAGCAGTTGCAGCAATAGCAGGGGCAGAATAAGCAACAAAAATCCAAGGACGCATACCAAGACGATAAGAGAGTTCCCACTCTCGCATAGCATACATCCAAATACCAATAAGGAAGTGGAATACAATTAGTTGATATTCACCACCATTATATGCCCATTCTTCTAGAGATTGTGCTTCCCAGATAGGATAGAAGTGCAGTCCAATTGCGTTGGACGAAGGAACAACAGCACCAGAGATGATGTTGTTTCCCCACATAAGAGAACCAGCAACGGGTTCCCTAATACCGTCAATGTCTGTTGGAGGTGCTGCAATAAAAGCAAGAATAAAGCAAGCAGTAGCAGCAATAAGACACGGAATCATAATAGTTCCCGACCACCCCACATAAAGTCGGTTGTCGGTAGAGGTAACCCACTGGCAGAAAGATTCCCAGGGGTTAGTAGAATTGCGTTGTGCAATAGAAGCAGTCATTTTCGTTAAAGGGTAAGTAAAAAGTCCAGGGGGAACTGGATGTTACATTATTCCCCACACCACCCTCCAGTGTGGGTATGAGAGACGCATTTATACTCCCATAGGTCTCGGTTAACGGGAGTCACAAAGATTAAAGAACCTTTACATTCCTTAACTTGTTGTTGTATTTATCATAACACTGTTTTGAAACCCTGTCAATAGGTCCAATTGCTTACCTGGCACGGTATAAATAAGCACCTTATAATCTAAATAACTAAAACTGCTTTCCCACCAATGCCAAGGGAATGGAATACTCCCATAAGGGAACCTTGGAACGCACCTATACATAATACACTAAAAGCAATAGATAACCACACTCAAGAATATTTTAAGAGTGGTGATGAATGGCATTTAGAAAAAGCAGAAATGCTAAGAACTTATCTTACAGAACTTAAGACCTGGATACATAAACAAGAAGGTAGATAAAAATGCATGATGTAGTTTGGAGTGTCATCATTATGTTAGGTATTGGATTAGCAGGAACTCTATGGATAATCTACTACATACTTAAGATGGCAAATGATGAGTTAAATGTACCAATACAAAATCAAAAAAATCACCAGGATAATTGATGGAGATACTGTTGATTTAGATATTGATTTGGGATTTAATATTACAGTATCACATAGAATTCGTCTAAAAGATATTAATGCGCCAGAAACAAGAACATTAGACTTAGAAGAAAAAAAGAAAGGAATAGATGCAAGACTTTGGTTGGAAAAAGAACTTTCTAAAGAAGGTCAATGGTTTATAGAAACAACCAAAGAAGATAAATATGGCAGAATGCTTGGAACTCTTTATCTCACAGGAGAACCAGTCACAGTGAACGAAAAAATGTTGAACGAAGGCATAGCAAAACCTTATATGTAAGATGAAAAAAATATTTCTCATTGGATTGTTGGTTATGAGATTAATCACCAACGAAGGAGTATTCAATGAAGGAAGAAGACCTCAACCAAAAAGACAACCAGCAGAAGTCATCAGGTTCATCAGACGACCTGCCAAAAGAGGTAGGAAAAAAGCACGGTTCTTTATTGAATAAACTTATCTTTGTTATATGTGTCTCTATAATTAGTTTTGTTGGACTGAATTTTGTTGCTTGTAATTTTATGATTCCAGGCACAACAAATCACGCAAATCTTTTAGGTGGACTAAAAAATCCTCCACCAACAGATTGTAAAGAATCTGAAAGAAGAGGATTTGAAACACTCATCACACTAATGACGACTATAATTGCACTTAAAACTAGACTAGAATAGAATAGAAGATATAGATTAATCAAGTTTTTCAACTTTTATAACATCTTTGTGCCTATTTCTTTTATTTTTATACACCAAACACAAGCACTTTTATTTATAACAATCTTGACTATAGAAGAAGATTAATAGATACAATATACAATTGCTTTTAATAGAATGCTATCTCTCATTTTAGCATCAGTTTTTACAGCAACACCATTGGGTCCAGGAAGAGTTCCATACTTTATGAGAGAGTGTGACAGAATTCGCATCTATGATAAGAGCACTGACACTCATTGGATTCTATGTATCAATGGTGTTTATCAATATCCTAAAAATGGTAAACCTCAAGACAGAAGTTTACCTCAACACAAACAACACCTCACTTAGTATTCCAGAGTTTACCTTCTGCTTTTCTTCTTCTTGCCAATCCTGCTTCTACTTTAGTTCCTGGATTGCGATAGAGATAAAGAGCATCAGGAACTTTATCCCACTCTTTGTTCTTAAGAACTCTTGTTATTGTATTAAAACCAGAAGACCCATAGAATCTTGCTCCCAAATTATATCCAAATGAAATAAGTGCTCCTTGTTGGTTTTCATTCATCTCACTCCAATAAGGTATTTTCTGTAGAGAAGGGAGGAACCTTTGCTCAATATCAAATATCAAAAGTCTGTCTGCATACTCTTGAGTAATCTTTCTACCAAGTTTGAAGTAGTTGCCATTAAAATCTTTGGTACTTCCCCAACCAATTGTGATTGGAAGTCCACCAGTTAATGGGTCCGTATAGGCATTCAGGTGACATCCTTCAAACTCTTTTATTAGATTAATGCCAACCAACGATACTCCGTTGGCATTCTTTGCCTCATTGGCATTGTTAGTTGGCGTTTCTACTTTTTTGCGTCAAAAATTCTTCCCCACCCATCGTTACCTTTTGGACACCATCTACGAGAAAGGTCACTTCTCTTATAAACAACACCTTTACCATTAGTTACTGAACCAGTGTATCCATCATTAAGTGAACCATATGGGTCATTGACAACATAATCACCAGAAGGAGTTTTACCAATCACAACTACCATGTGCCCTCCTGTGGGATTAGATAGAGTGCCGCGATGAAGAATACCAATAACAACAGGTCTACCAGCGGCAAGCTCTCTATCAAGATCAGCAAAAGTAAGGCTGTAACTGAAACTGGACTTAATACCGTATGACGCAAGAACCTTGGTCTGAACCAAGTGATCAGTTGTGTCACCGATTTGGAAAACTTTTTGTACATAGGCGTCGTCGCCTTTAGGTCCTTTTAGTGTACCAGGTTTGAAATACTCAAGGCACATTGCACAAGCAGAAGAGTTACAAGTTCTATTTGCATCTCTATAGTTGTCTGTTTGTAGATAAAAAGGAACTGCTAAAATTGATGCTTGAGGTTTATCTTCTTTAGTTCTAAAAATTCTTACCCAATTAGCGTCATCCTCAACTAACTCTTGGGCCTTTAGTTGCAAATCTTTTTCAAATTGTTCAACTGCAGCAACGTGCTTTGGATTTTTTTCATCGTAATACTTGAAAAAATTATGGAGATCTATAAGCATTATTGTATCCAAACCCTGCACTATATTTATGAAAAAAGGAGGGTTTTATCCCTCCTTCAATCAATAAAAATAAGTAGTTTGGTAATAGTCCTACCATACACCGGGGATCATTTGGCCTGTTAGGGCATAAGAACCCATTGCGGCAACGACTCCAATCATTGCTAACCAACCATTAATACGTTCTGCTTTTTCGTTCATTGATTTATCCTCAATAAGTTTTGAAAAGTTGTTCTACAGACAATCCCAAAGTTACAAAAAACGTAACGGAGATCATTAACCAAAATGCTTCAGTCATCAGACGATGCCGAAGAAGAAGTTGCCAGTGAGAGCATAAGAAATAGCCCCAGCAACAATACCGACCATAGCCCAGCGGCCATTCATTTTTTCTGCCTTCTCAGCATAAGGTTCGATACCATAACGCTCAAGGTCCTCCTTGGTCATATACATTGAGGGTTCTTTAGCAAACATATTCATTTGCCCAAACTCATTTTTTGTTACAGTCATTGTAGTTTTGTAACGATTTACAACACAAGTATATAGCAAAAATAAAGGGGTGTCAAGCACCCCCTTAAGATTTTGTTTAGATTCTCTGACTTATCAACCAATAATACTCTGTCTCCACTCTTCACTCATATTCACCATAATTGCTTCTGCTGCTTCTGGTGTTTCAGCATATCCTTCATCAAGTAAGTGTGAGAGGATGATGTCGTAAATGTCTACTTGTTCTTTTTTCAGTTTTGATTTTGCCTTTGCTGCTTTTTTGCTATGAGCATCAGCAACTCTTATCATTTTATTACTTCTTTCTTTATTCCTTTCTGCCTTTTCGTGTTCTGCTCTGGCTCTATCGTAAGTTAATGTGCTATGTGGGTCATCTGCCTGTCTTTCTCTTTCTGCTCTTGTATCTGCTTCTCTTTCTGCTCTGTCGGAAACCTTCCACATCATTTTTCCAACAGGAAGTTTTTTATAAGACATTTCATTTAAATCATTACTAACAACTTCCAAATATGCTTCTTGAAGATTGCGAAGTTCTTGTGCGTCCATTTTACGAATACTTTTTAGATATTTATAAAACTCTACCTCGTCTCCATTCAATACCAGGACATTCTACTGATAATTTATTATTTCCTTTACCATCATTCCACCATTTTTTACCATAATGAGAGTGATTTTTTCCAGTATATTTACCTTTCCTTATCTTACTTAGTTTTCTCTTAGTTTCTTCTGAAAGTGGTTTTCCTTTCTTTTTTATACTTATTTTTCTTCTAGTTTCTTCTGAATGAGATTTTCCATAAAAATGATTGTTTTCTCCTTTATGTGCTTCACTATTTTTTCTTCTATGCTCTTCAGATTGTTTTCTACCATAACTAGGATTATTTTCACCTTTCATCATTTCACTATGTCTTCTTTTAAATTCTTCACTTTTCAAGGAACCAGAAGCACCTTCACCACCATTAGTTTTATTTCTCAAAATTCCAGTTCCTAAATCTTTCCTACCAAAAACTGCAATCATATACTCTTCGTGATTGAATGCTTCTTGTTCTGTGAGATTTTGTTTTAAGAAGATTATTCTAGATTTATCTTTTGGTTTTTGTATTTTCCTATTAGAGGAATAAATTCTACCTTTAACTCCTTTACCAATATAGTAAGGAGTTTTATCTTCTCGCAAATATGCGTAAGTATAAAACCTATTATGGTCTTTCATCTGCTCTTAAATTGGTTCGCAATACTATTTATAAAAGAAAAGAGGGCATTTCTGCCCTCCAATCTCTACCTTAAAGATGCGAACCAATTAAGGCATTTATATTTATACCTTAGAACTTGAAGGTTGTTTGGATGACTCCCCCCCAATTGGAAGAGTTACCAGCAAGACGCTGGTTATCACTACCGTAGATGATAGCAGGAGTGACGCTGATGTTATCAGACACTTGATACTTGTAGAAGATCTCAAGCATCGTAGACTTTTCAAGGTTCTCGCCAGTAGGTGCCTGACCGATAGCAACACCTGCGGAGTTACCATCAACAAACACATCATCCCAGGTCAGACCAGCAAACCAAGATTGACTGTTGGTTGCAGCACTAGGTGTACCACTTACGGTGTTCCAACCATAACCACCAGAGATAGAGGGAACCCAACCAGATTGAGTAGGTTGCCAGTATGCGTTGATAGCATAACCGTTGGAGGTTTGACCAGGAACCAGAGTGCCAGAAGCACCATTCAGACCGTTATAGGTACGAACACGAGTGCCTTCGGTGCCATAACGATAACCGAAAGCAGCACCCCAGTTATCACCACGATATCCGATTTGTGCCAGAGTATTGAGAGCACCAGACTCATCAAACTCACCAGTAGAACTATCAGCACCATTCTGTGCAACATAGTTTACACCAGCAACAAGACCTTTCTTGCCATACTGAACACCAAAACCAGAACCAGTTGCCTTGTTATAAACACCAGGAGCACCTGCTACTTGGAAGAAGTCAAGAATCTTGGAGTTATATGCAGATGGAATCCATGCCATTTCGGTGTTACGAACCAGAGC